CAAACAAGAGGTAAAAGTTAACTTCGGTATAGACGAGGTGCATACCCTTAAAGAACTAGGTATTAAGGCACCCTCTCCGATTGAAACCCGATACCAGTGGTCCGGTAAATACAAACCGTTCAAACACCAAAAAACAACCGCTGCGTTTCTAACGATGAACCGTAAGTCGTTCTGTTTTAACGAACAAGGTACGGGCAAGACCGCCAGTGCAATATGGGCCGCAGACTTTCTAATGAAACAAGGCAACGCACGGCGTGTGCTAGTTATTTGTCCGTTATCTATTATGGACAGCGCGTGGCGTGATGACTTAGAAACCTTTGCGCCTCACCGTTCTGTAGACGTGGCCTACGGTGCAGCGAAAAAACGTAAAGCCATAATAGAACAAGGGGCAGACTTCGTTATCATAAACTATGATGGGGTTGATATCGTATCGGATAGCATTGCCGCTGGTGGGTTTGACATAATTATTGTTGATGAGGCCACACACTACAAGAACGTACAGACTAGACGGTGGAAGACGTTATGTAGATTGATTAAGCCCGACACGTGGTTGTGGATGATGACAGGTACACCTGCAGCACAATCACCATTAGACGCGTACGGGTTAGCTAAGTTAGTTGATCCTACCACTGTGCCAAGGTTCTTTGGATCGTTCCGTGATATGGTTATGACTAAGATCACGCAGTTCCGTTGGATAGTGAAAGACACCGCAACCGACACAGTATACCGTATACTACAACCTGCCATACGGTTCACCAAAGAAGAATGTTTAGACCTACCCCCGATGGTGTACGTTAAACGTAAGGTAGAATTAACGCGTCAGCAGGTGAAGTATTACGAAATGCTGAAGAAGCGCATGGTTATGACCGTAAGCGGTTCCGAAATATCGGGCGTTAACGCGGCTGTTATTATGAACAAACTCCTGCAGATATCTGCGGGTGCAGTCTACACTGACAATGGTGACGCGTTAGAGTTTGACATAAAACACAGATACAAAGTGCTGCGAGAAGTTATAGACGAGAGCAGCCAAAAGGTCTTGGTGTTCGTACCGTTCAAACACGTCATTGACATACTGACAGATAAATTGCGTAATGACGGGATTGCTACGGAAGTAATTAGGGGGGATGTACCTGTAGCTAAACGTACAGATATATTCAAACGGTTCCAAACGCAGGACGATCCACGTGTCCTAGTTATCCAACCACAGGCAGCAGCACATGGTGTTACGTTAACAGCAGCCAACACGGTTGTGTGGTGGGGGCCAACTTCTTCATTAGAAACGTACGCCCAAGCTAACGCTAGGGTTCATAGGTCGGGACAAGAGCATAAGTGTACAGTGGTGCAACTGCAAGGTTCCCCCGTGGAAAAACGTATTTACTCATTACTAGATAACAGAATAGACGTACACACAAAAATGATTGATTTATACAAAGAACTACTTGACTAGCCCACCACAAGTAAGTATTTAGTAATTCTCGTTACTAGAAAGGGGGGCAAATGACCGACGAAACAGGAATACCTGCCGATAAGTTGACCAAGGCGTACATAAAAATACGCGCCGAACGTGCAGCACTATCAGCAGAGTTTAAAGAAAAGGACGGTCAACTATCACGTAAGCTGACCACCGTTAAAAATGCGCTACTGGACTACTGTGAAAACCACAATGTTGAGAGTGTAAGAACTTCTGAAGGATTGTTTTTTAGGACTTCAAAAACTAAATATTGGACAAGCGACTGGGAGCGCATGTACGAGTTTATACTAGAACATGACATACCTGAGCTTCTTGATAAGCGGTTGAACCAAACAAACTTAAAACAGTTTTTAGAAGAGAACCCCGATGAGATGCCCAAAGGGCTGAACATCGACAATGAATTTGTAATCTCAGTAAGGAAGAAGTAATGGCAGAACCGTTCGTACCAATCGAAGATGTGGCAAAACATTTTGCCGTATCCATATCCACTATCCGTGCGTGGCTGCGACAAGGACATATTCCCAAGAACACGTACGTTAAGATCGGTAACACATACCGTTTCAAACTACCCGCCGTAGCCGAAGCATTAACTGCCCAAGTAAAAGAACAAGCTACGCCTACAGAACCAATCGAAACCCAGCTAGAATTTGATTTCGACGCTGATAAAGACGTATAAAATATAAGGAGAACGACATTGGCTATATCAGATATCATCGAAGGTGTAGAAGCCCTGTGGCCCAAGATAGACCGCACCTACGCGTTTAATTCTAAAGTTAGGCGTAGTGAACCCTGCGATGCGCGTGACCAGAACGCCGCATATTCTGTTGCATTTCGTATGGACGGACCAACCGCGCAGAGCCTGTTTAGGGTAATGAAAAAAGCGTATGCTGATAATCGCGACGACGACTGGGATCAGAAACTGGCTAACCCGTTTGTTAAAGATGACAACGGTACGTATACACATAAAGCCAACCTCAAGGGTGCGTACAACGGCGAGACTACTACTAAGCCGTTAGAAGTTGACTCCAAAGGCACACCGCTGCCAAAGGGTTTTCAGTTAACTACAGGCAGCACGATCAATGTAGCGGTGCAGCTTATTCCTTACCGTATGAAGCTGGGTAAAGAATGGGACAATGGTGTATCCCTTCGTCTCAAGGCTGTGCAGGTTATCAAGTACGTGCCGCTAGAAGTACGTAATCCGTTTAGCGCGGTTGATGGTGGGTTTGTATTCGACGGGGCAGGCGATAACCCTTTTGCCAAAACCGCGACACAAACCAAAAGCAATAACGTGTTAGCAGACGTTGTAGAAGACGACGATGCTGATGATGACATGGACGAACCTGTCAAGAAGACTGTCAAAAAGACAGCACCACCTAAAAAATCTGGTGGCGACTTAAACGATCTTGTCGAAGAATATTTTGACGACGAGACGTAAATGATCCCCCGCCACGGTTATTAACTTAACCGTGGCTTACCTTATTGAGTGGTAACAATGGATACGAAACAATTTTTAGACCTAGTTTTAGGTCGTGAAGGGAACTATTGCATATTCGCAGTCAACGCAGAGACAGGTAGAAAAAAACAAAAATTTTATATGTCAGTTGACCATGTAGTAGAGGCGGCACGGGACTTCGATGCCAACGGGTACGACACATATTTTAGCCTCGCCACGTTAGAAGAGGCGGGGTCACGCAAGGCTGAGAACGTAAAATCACTACGGTCGTTCTTCTTGGACCTTGATGTTGGTGAAGGTGATAATAACTTTCCTACACAGGCTGATGCAATTAGAGAACTAGCGAAGTTTGTTAAGCAGGCCAACCTACCGCGCCCGTTTGTCCTAAACTCTGGTCGGGGTATACATGTCTATTGGGTACTGACCGAGGACGTGGGTAAACACGAATGGCTTACTACAGCGTCACGACTAAAGAGGTTATGTGCGAGTAGCGGCTTTAATGCTGACCCTGCGGTTACTGCGGATATGGCTAGGGTGTTACGTGTTCCTAGCACACACAACTACAAGTGTGATCCTCCCGTCCCTGTCACATTCTTTGCTAAGACCCAGCCTAGCCCTGTGGATTACGACACGTTTGCCGAGTTAGTAGGTGCCGAACCGATACCAGTGCCTACAGGCGTAGCGGCTTTACGAGCGTTGCTGAAGCATGACACATACGAGAAACCTATCGAGGTGAGCGAAGGCGGTAGAAATTCTGCTATGCTTGCCCACGTGGGGCATCTACGGGCTAAGGGGCACCTGTCTGAAACAGACATATTGGACATGGCGCACGGCTTTAACGTGACGTCGTTAGACCCACCGTTAGACCACGACGAAGTTGAGAGCCTTGTATCACGTTACGCAGTACAGGAAGAAGTAGATTTTTACGAGGACGAAGACGACGACAAGTCAGTGGGTATCGTAGACGCCACAGACAAACACGTTATACCCACATACCCCAAACCATATTTTCGAGGGCACAACGGGGGCGTGTACATAAGAACTACTAACGCAGACGGTGACCCCGACGAGGAATGTATATACCACTATGATTTCTACGTTACGCGGCGGTTACATGACGTAACTTTGGGAGAGGTTATCGCGTTTGCCCTACACCTACCAAGAGACGGGGTTCGTGAGTTTGTCATCCCACTGACCGCAGTAACGTCTAGGGAAGAGTTCCGTAAGAGTATGGCAATGCAGGGGATAACATCATTTGGAAAGGATATAGATAGGCTTATGGCGTACACAGCAGCATGGATAAACGAGTTACAACGCACAACTACAGCAAGCGAGGCGCATCAACAGTTTGGGTGGACAGATAAATCTATGACTGCGTTTGTACTGGGCGATCAGTTAGTTACTGCCACCGATGTCGAGTACAACCCCCCGTCAGGTAAGACCGCTGGACTTATACACCATTTTAAACCGGAGGGTACACGTGAACGACAGTTAGAGATACTGGACTTCTTTAACAGCGATGGGTTGGAGTTACAGCAGTTTGTCGTGTGTATGGGTTTTGGTTCCATACTTATGCCTCTCACAGGGCTAAACAGTTTTGGTGTCCACCTATACGGCGGTACAGGCGTGGGTAAGACCACAGCGATGTATGGTAATACAGGTATATGGGGCGACCCTCACGCGTTAACCTTGGGGCAACGGGACACGCCTAACTCACGTATGAACCGTGGCGAAGTTATGTGTAACCTACCACTAAACTCTGACGAAATGACTAACATGACGGGCAAGGATATATCTGATTATTCCTACCAATTATCTGATGGTAAACAGAAAAACCGTATGGCTGGCGGGGGCAATATAGAACGCGTTAGGGGTAAGCCTTGGCAGTTGATGGCGTTATCTACAGGTAACATGAGTTTCTATGAAGAGATGCAGCGGTTAAAGGATAACCCCAAGGCTGAGATGCAACGTATGTTAGAGATACGGGTTGGTAAGAACATTAAGGCGATCTTGGACAAGAGTAAGACAGACCAGTTGTTTCAAGATTCAAAGGAAAACTACGGTCATTTTTCTGTGGAGTTTGTACAATACGTCATAAACAACAGGGACAGTCTGCGAGATTTGTATGCCAAAATTAAAGGTAGGATAGATACGGCAGCAGGGTTAGAAGCAGAAAACCGTTTCTGGTCGGGCGGGTGTGCGGCAACCGTTGTAGGGGCATTGGCCGCTAAACAGATGGGTCTGATTAACTATGACACTAACAAACTATACGCGTGGATTGTGAGTGAGTTGAAGAAGATCAAAGCTCATGTGGACGATAGCGGAGCGTCTGTGCAGCAGTTGGTTACAGAGTTTGCTACCGAGAACTGGACTAACATTCTGAAGATTAAGAGTACCAAGACTATGCACAACGGAGGGCAACCTTTGGATGGTGTCGTACCGCTAATCATACCCGAACAAAACCCACGTAACATGTTTGTGGCTAGGTTTGAGACTGACACAAACATGTTCTATATGGTGCCCAAGGCGTTTAAGAAACACCTTAATGACCGCCACATCAATTACAATTCTACCGTTGAAGAGATGGAAAAACAGATGGGGGCTAAAAAGGTGCAGGTGAGGTTAACCAAGGGCACTAACTTCAACCTTCCACCTATACGCGTGATTGCAGTTAAACTGGATGGGTTGGGCGGTGTACCAGAAGACACAGAAGTTTGACGACTTAAATCCTGATGGGGTGAAGGTCGTCGTTGTTTGGGAACGTATGGTTGTAGGTGCCTCGGTCTTTATACCTTGTGTAAACACGTTACGTGCAACGCATCAAGCGAAAGGAATTGCAGAGTTAAAGTCATGGCGTATCGAAGTGCGGACCAGAATAGAAAATAAAATGTTTGGGGTTCGCATATGGCGCACCGTGTGATATCATAAGGGCGGCGATATTCATTGCCGTTCTCCCTCAACTCCCCCGCCTCACAGCGGGGGTTTTTTATGGCCCAATTTCACTTAACATCATGCGAATAGTGTCACCGTATGAGGAACTAAACGACACGCCGTGGTACATATTATCCGACGACGTAGCGTGTTTTTTCATCGAACGTTCTATAGCATCACCGTCTATTGCCGCAGCAGGGTGGCGTGTACTAAAGTCCATCATTTGTGTAGATATGTCTAACACTGTAGCGCTATCACCCATACGTGAGGCCACGTAGTATTTCTTTAACAGCTTTGCCCGTTTTGTGCGAACCGCTGTATCAATTCTCTTACCAATCATGGCTTTGTCTTGGCGCAGTGTATATTCTTTAGGCGCTATACCAAGTGCCCAAAAGAATTGTTCCCCTGCGGATAGGTCGTCATATATGGGGTCTTGGCGTCTGGTAAACGCGCCACCGTCCTGTTGATACCGCCCGAAGGTATTCTTAATGATGTTAGATGCACCTGCAGGTAACAAGTTTTCTATACCTCGTTCTGTTTCGCCGTTGTACAAGTCCTCGATACCTCTTTTCAACCGTTTAGCCACACTGAGGGCAGGACCACCAAGGTAGAACCCAGCCTGTTCCTCTATGGACGGATCATTATTGTAACGGTTCTGCTGTAGTAGCAACCCTGTAAGCGCAACGCGTGTGGACACATCTAACCCTGTGGCCGCTGTAATACCGCCCTTGTACCAACCCTCGCCAAGGTGTGCGCGAACTATCGTGTCAAAATCCTCTTGTTCATCGTCTAGGAAGAATAGGTTAGTGATTAACCGCACCGCACCATACAGGGGCAGACCTTGGACACCCGCAAACAACATTGCCGTACCATGTAATCCTATAAGTTGTCTCCATGCAGCTTTGCGTTCTACAGAACCTTCTTTACCGAACAACTTACCTTTGTCACCGTCGAAGGCTAACTTAGCTGTTTGCATCATGGTGTAGTACATCTGCATACCGTAGCTTTTATACATACCTGCAACGCGCCCGATACCTTGCTGCGTTATCCGTGGAGCACTTTCTAGGAACGTACCGCCATTAGTTTTTTGTGTGTTGTAGATAGCTTCCTGCACAGCGGCATCTAATTGCTCGGATGTGGCTTCTGCGTTTAGAGGATGATCTTTGTTCTTGGCAGCATCCTGCTCGGCGTTGCCTATATTTTGCAGGGTATGTTTAAGTTTTTTTGTGGTTAGATAATCAGTCGCTTTTTTTGCGTTTAACGCCAGATTGAACGAGGCCATCAGTGTGACCTGTCGGTTCATCTGCTCGCCGTGGTTAAACATTATTGCGGATAGCACTGCGGTGTTGTCCACAGCGCGGCCTATTTTACCGCTCTGTGCGATACGCGAGTATTCTGTAAGTCCCATAGCTTCTGCCATATTATTACTTTGTAGTAATCCACGACCCCTTGCCTCTTGGATTAGGTTTGCCATACGTCCTAATTCTTGGTATTTGGCATCGCCTTCAGCACCTTCGGGTAGGTTTAATTCAGCGCGGTCCCTTAACTGTAGCGTGCCGTTGTCATCGCGTTTATAATACTCAAATAAAGAGTTAAAGGAACCGTTGCGAGACTTACTTTTAAGTACCATCCCGTAGGCGTCTTTAATTGCCTTGTGTGTTCGAGAATATCCGTATTGTCCACCTAAGTACGGCGCGACGAACAGTGGAATTTGTGACAGGTTTACCATAGCAGACGATGCGTTAAACCCAATGGTGTATATAAACGCAAGTTGGTTTAACCTACGGCCTACTGCCTCAATTTCTGGGCGGTCTGCACCCTTACGCGCAAACTTTGCCCGTTCATACAGTTCAAGTTTAACGGCTTCAAAATCAGCCAACGTTCTTTGTTCAACTCCTCGTAGTATCTTACCAGATAAAGTCTTACCCTCACGCCACGTTGCAGGTGGGTCTTTAGGTGCGGGTGCCTCGTTTATTTTAAGTTCTAACGCCCGTATATCTGCGCTATATTTAATTTTTTGTGCTTGGCTGGCGATGTTATACGCTTTTGTCTTTAGAGCAAGAACGCTGTCTTTCATATATCCGGGGGTTCCCTTACGCCTTTGCAGTGCTTTGGCAAAAGATGTTTCAGGCAGTGTTTTAATGAACAACTGCAGTATATCTTTCTGCACACTATCAGGCACTTTGGCTTTTCTAAGTATGTCTAGCGTATTTTGAACAAACACGGATGGCACAGACTGCATCTGCGCTAACGTCATTTCCCCATCAGACGTAGTTACATTTTTGTAGTCAGAGTTTGCCTTAATAATTGCTTTGGCATCATCCCGTTCAGCCGCAGTTTCAAAGGTTTGTAGTACCTTGGCAATACGTTTTTTTGGACTAATATTTTCAACGTCATAACGCAACACAAAATCACCTTGACGCAACAGTGGGAAGTACACCTTTAACTTTGTTTTATCAAACAACTGTTTGGTTATTGTTTTTTTCAGTGCTTTTGCAGTGTCCGTATCGCCCAGACTATCGTCAACCTGTTTGAACAATACATCTTTCATCGTCGCGTACTGTTCGTCATACACCTTGCGCATTTCGTTAAAGACTTCTTGACCTACTGGACCCATATCGTTCCAGTGTTTGCGTTGAGCTTTCCACACTACTACCAAGTCGTTACCATCGGCATCTATAATTGACTTGCCTTTGTCCCTGCCTTTTTTGTGACGGTACGCACTCTCAAGGTCGTTAGGGTCTACTTGAAAGATCGTGGCACCAAAGTTGGTATCGTAGATCACCGTGTTTAACGCATTAATACGTTTCTCTACTACAGCCGCGTCACCTCGGTTGAGTTTTTTCATTATTGTTTCGATTTGAATTTTTACTTGGGCCTCGGCTTCTATTATAGAACCACGTTGCAGTGCTGCAAGTCTATCTAGGTCGTATCCTAGATTACCTAACCCTACTGCGCTGGCTATATCACCCATCCCCTGCCCGTTGGAGAGCATCATCAACAATTTCTTAGCGTTTTTATCTATGGTTTGTTTAAAGAAGTTTTTAGTGTCGCTCTTTAACTGTTTGCGACTACCCGCGCTTACAGCTTTTTGCGTACCGTCAACAAACCCTGCCATGAGACTTTGTACGCCCTTGCGCGTAGTATCCATCATAGCCATTCCCATCGGGGAAGCATTACGACTTTGCGGGGAAGGTGCTAACAACGCATCAGTAAGACTGTCTATCTGCTGTAAAGCTGTTAGGTTCACCGAAGGTGCGCCCGTAAACTTACGTAAGAAGTTTTGCATTATGTTAAAGAACCGCTGTAACGCGTTAACAGGTTCGCCCTTTATGTTAATCGCGGACAGTTCGCTACGGAACTCTTGGTTTGCCATAGCTTCAGCAAAGAACTCTTGCAGGTTCGCTGTACCTGATTCTCTGCTCAACGACCCTCTAACACGTTTGAACAACTCGTTTAGTTTGATCGCTAGTTGTGAACTCTTATCGTCTAGCGCTGTACTACCTGCTGCATGTGACATTTCGTGCATCAACGTATGTAAGTTGATACCAGCGTCTGCGTCTAGCGTAATAGTATTGGTTCTCGGTTCAAACAAACCTGCCGAAGGTTTGCCAGTGATGGGATTTATGAGGTTCTTCTTGATAACAACTTTTGTGGTGCCAGTAACGCCAGCAAATTTTTCGGCAAGTTGACGTACCTGTTTATTTGGAGATGTCTGACTTACGAATAGCATTGCGTCTTGGAGGTTTCCATTTTTCAATGCGTTAACAACAGTAGGGTGTATGGTTGCTGTGTTTACAACATATGCTGCTTCCAGACTACGCGGCTCGTATTTTATACCTAAACCCTTTAGATACTCTGCAGTAGTTCGCCTGTCTTCAACAATATCAGCTTCAGTTACTCCTGCTCCATACTCTTGACCTTTAAACTGTATGTTAGGTTTAGGAGGGTTATAAACCCAAGTGCGGTTAGACATTTGTTCAAGAAGTTTATCTTTAAGTAATGCGGCTAATTCTGTTTCTGTTACTACCCCTTCAGATACTAAATTTTGAGGCACAAACTTGTCACGTTGAGCTATTGTTTCTAATACCCTTAATATTTCAATCCGCCTTGCATTCTCGTTTAAATGCCCAACAATATTATCAACGCCTTCAAAACCGTCTTTTCTGCTAGCTTTAGTAGTTCTGGCTATAATTTCTTCTCTGTTAAACCGGTCCTGTCCATCTTCGCTAAGATTTGCATTAACCCAGTTGCGAAGACGTTCAGCAGGAGACGTAAATGGTCTTCCTTTAGAGTCTCGTGTAATTTTACCTGCTTTGTCTTTTATTGCTACACCGCCCATGTACTGGTACATTTCAGCGGCCCGTAAGTAACTTTCACTTGCACCGTCCACGTTTGCGTCTACGCGTTCTGTATTGTTAGCAACGTCGTACACGGCTAATTTCATGCCATCTATAGGATTAGGGTAGCGGCTTAAATACGCAACCACGTTTACAAGGGTGTCGTTGCCACCTCTTAATTGTTCATCCCCTACTAATTTTCTGTTTAGTAATTCGTATATCGTATTATTGTCTGCATCATTTAGCGGGTTAATGCTGTTACGAACAGTATCATCCTTTTTATAGTCTTCTTGTTTGGCATCCGAAGCATTTTCATTCCACAGTGTAACTAACTTTTTTGCGGAAGGTTCGGTTTTAGGGGGACGTGGGTCTGCTTCAAAAGATTTAAGGTTGCGCCGACTTATTTTGCGCTCAGGGTCAGTCGGGCCACCACCACCTTGGGTTCTAGCCCCAGTTTCTCCTGCAGGTTTCGGTCCTTTAAGTTTGTCTTTATTTCTAGCCGCCGCTGCTGCTGCTGCTTTTTCCGCTACTTCGGCTTCAAAGTCTTTTTGTTTCTGTTTTTGGTTAGCTTCATCCCTATCTTCTTTGCGTTGTTGGGAAGCTGCTCTACGTCCGGCAAAAGCAGCGGCTTGATCGTCTGTTAAAGTTACACCTTCTTTTTCAAAGTCTTCTTGGACCTGTTTTTTTATTTGCGGTTTACGAGCCAAATGTTCTGCTATTGCTAACCGCAATTCAGGCAAAGTATCTCTTCTAGCGACTACCCCCGCGTTAGCAGAATCTCGCGTAGCGATCCAACGGCCTAATTGTTTAAACACTTTAATAGTGGGGTCGTTCACTACCTCGTATTCGTTCGTCTTGTTTAAATCTAGTCTGTCATATCTATTGCGGTTGTCTATTACTGTTCTTAATTTGACTGTTTCACTCGGTTTACCTTCAGCGTCTTTGGCTGCTTTGTCTTCTTGGACCTGTCCCTGTTTAGCTTTGTTGCGTGCGTCTTTAACTATTAATGCTTCGGCAATATCAAAGTTATTTTTACCTTTGGGGTCTATTCCATTAGCTTTTGCTACGCGTAGCGCCATAGCTGTCGGTCTCCCTGCAAAACCAACTACACCCTTTGCCCACCTTTTTTCGTCTTCAGCACTAGGCAACGGATCGTTGCTCTGTAGTTTCTGAACCAGAGCTATAAATTCGGCTGTTTCACCCGGTTTACCTTCAGGGTCTTTTAGTGTACTGTCGCCCTTGCCTGCTCCATCACCAGACTTGCTAGTCCTTCGGCCAGCGCGTCCCACTCCTTCTCCGTCAGATGGCTTAGTTCCATCGGCACCT